AGAAATTCTACAAAATATTGGGCAGAAGTTGTTCAAGATGGCATAGCAACTAGATACACTTTAGACTATGGCAAAGGGCTTGTTCAAGGCATTAAGTATAACGCTTTAACGCTAGATAAAATCTAACCACACCAAACTTACAAAAAGCCCCGATTAGATTAGGTTCTAATTGGGGTTTTAAGGTACAATGACATCAGAAAAAATACATAAGCCCGCAGCGGCTAAATTAAAAGCGTTAAAGGTCGTAGAGCCAAAGAAAAAACTTTCTTTCAATAAATGGGCTTTATACATTCATCAAAATTCAGCAAGATAAAAATGATTAATAATTTTAATAATATAGACGAAGCTAGAAAGTCTATTCAACAAAGAAAGTTCAGAGGGTTAAACCCGATTATTTTAAAACGCACACACGCACTTAAAAAGGGCGGGGTTACAGATACTACCATAACTAATCTTTTAAGGGTAGGGGGAGCTGTAACAAACTATACAGTGCAAATAGTGCAGTTTGCATTAGAGGAAATATTTGAACGCGAAAATAAAGAGTTTTTAGAGCTTAAAAATTATAGCAGAAAAACGCGACAAGATATGTATTTAATCAGTTACTATATGCGCGCTTCTAGTCTTTATTTAAACCTACTTAAATACTCTGACCATTTATTTGAAAAGATGGAAGACGATTTTTATACTAAAGCGTATATGAAACAGCTAAATGAACGACATAACAAAGTTTTATCGATTTGCATAAAGGTAAACAAAAAAGCACTAGAAGCAAAAGCTCAATTAATTCAAAAAGGATATAAAATTAACTAACATGAATAAAGATAAAATAGCGGTACTATACAGAAAGTACAATCTAACAAAAGACGATGTGTTTAAACACCAACACTATTTAATTATTACCCGTCAAGGTATTGATAAAATTCAAGCGGTAGAACAAATTAGCGTGAACTATGAAGTAGTACGTTGTGAACCTAATTTCTGCGTGTTTAAAGCAACCGCACAGAAAGACGATAAGAAAGTAGAAACCTTTGGTTCTGCTCTAAAAGGGCAAGGCTTTAAGGATGGAAGTACTAATTCTTGGTATGTTGCGGAAATGGCAGAAAAAAGAGCAATGAGTCGAGCTGTATTGAAAATGACTGGCTTTTATGAACTTGGTGTATTTGGCGAAGATGAATCAGAAGATTTTAAAAAGAAATAATTATGCAAGAAATTAAAGAAAAACTAAGCGCAATGTGTCAGTCAGTAATTGACGAAAAAGTTAACCCGCTGCACGTTTATACCATTGTTAAAGACTTAGACAAGTTTGTCAAAGAAGTACTTAGCGAAATAGAAGGAGCTGTTATAAATGAAGCAGACAAATATCCTGAAAAAACCTTTGAATTTGAGGGACATAGATTTGAAAAACGAAATGGGGGCGTTTCTTACGACTTTAAGCACTTAGATGAATGGAATGTAGCAAAAAACAATTTAAAGGCAATAGAGGACAAATACAAGGGTGCTTATCTCAATTCTAACGGCGGTTTAATATCGGTAGATTCAGAAACTGGTGAAGAACTTGATTTGCCGCGAATAAAACCAAGAAAAGATAGTTTAGTAATTAAGGGGGTGATAAGATGATAATGATACCCGCAATAATTGAGAGCATTAGCACCCGTAAGGATAACACATTAAAGGTTATTATAGGCACTAACGAAATAACACCCGACAAGGTAGGTTCTTTGATGGCAATGCACAATAAAATGGCATATGTAGCAATTAAACCTGAAATTTTTAATAAAAGTGAGGAGTCATTACTAGATGAAATAAAAGTAGACGAACAAATCGGAAAAACTCCTAGTCAAAGATTACGCAGCGTTTTATATCTTTTGCATAAAAAGAATAACGAAGGATTTGATAATTTTAGCGAATTTTACGTGCATAAAATGGAAGGATTTATAGAGCATTTAAAAACAAAATTAGATTAATATGGATATAGAAAAAATATTATTAGCGAATGGAAACGAACTGATAATTAAAGGGGAATCTGTAACCGCGAAATTATTGGATGCGGAATTAGATGTATTTGAAGTTTCATTTAATTATGATATGTGTGCAGAAATTAATACGGAAAATATTAATTACTTAACATTAACATTGGACAATTTAGAAATGCTGCAAGAATTAACTATTCAAGCTGAGTTATATTTCGAACAAAAATTTAAAGACTAAAAATGAGAATAATTAGAGAAACAAGTATCGACCATTACCATCAGCAACATCTTTCAATAAGTTCTGTCAGAGATGGTGTAAGAATTGTAATGAACTTATTAGAAAGCCCTATGACGGCAAGGCAATTTTATTTTTATTATTGCGATTTAATTCAGCGAGATTATAGATTTAAACCCGCTTCATATCAAAGCGTAAGAAGCCGAATAACGGAACTAGCTGTAGACAATCTTATAAGCGAATATGGCAAACACGAAGCTTTAAATGTTATAATGTACGGGAAAAAGATAATAGGCAAAAAGAAATCTGTAGGAATGACCAGAAGCGAACTAAAAGAAAAGCTGCACATATTTAGTGATATGTATATCACCGATATAAATGCAGAAAAAGAGATGGCTAAAATAATAAATAGGATATAGATAAAAAGAACTATATTTGCAAGTACAACACAATGATAAATAATCAAATAATCTTTAGGGGGTGCAAAAGCGACTTTAAAAGTCCTCATTGTGTTGTAACTGTGCTGCGCCCCCTTTTTATAAAAACACAACACAATGAAAAGAAATGGAATTAGATTACTTTAAACTGCATAGAGATTTTTGGAACTTTGCTTTCGAGAATCCAGATAAAATTAAACCTAACCATTGTGCTTTATATTTATTTGCAATAGAACATTGCAATAGATTAGGTTGGAAACAAAAATTTGGTCTACCTAGTCAAATGACAAAAGAAGCCATAGGAATAAAATCTCACAATACATACATTAAAACTTTAAACGATTTAGTGGAATGGGGGTTTATAAACTTAATTGAAAAAAGTTCTAATCAATACTCTGCAAATATAATTGCCCTATTAAATTTTAACAAAGCACATTACAAAGCACTTGACAGAGCATTTATAAAGCACAATACAAAGCACAGTACAAAGCAAAGTGAAAGCACAGTACAAAGCATTGATAACATAGATAAACAAGTTACCAATATACAAGTTACAAATATACAAAGGGGTTTTAACTTTAAATTATCTTTAACAGAGTTGGGGGTAGAACCTGAAGTTGTCGCGCAATGGCTACAAGTACGAAAAAACGGAAAAGCGACTAATACGCAAATAGCATTTAACAAAATAGCTAAACAAATCAAATTATGCTCCCTATCTGCCAATGAATGTATTATAATTGCAGTCGAAAAAAGTTGGAAAGGGTTTGAAGCCGCATGGGTAGACAGACCAAATTCATTTAACACTAAAGTAGAAATAAAAAGAAAGGATATATTATTATGATGGATGCAATGATTCCCCCACACGAAAAAGAGATGGAAGAATACATTTTAGGTGGTATAATTTTAGAAAGAACTGCATTTGGTAAAGTATCTTTTTTAACTCCTGAGGATTTTTATTTTAATGAGAATAGATTAATTTTTTTAGCGTGTCAAAAAATGGCACAACGTAAAGAGCAAATAGATTTAATTACTTTAAACAAAAAACTACAAGAATCAAATACTATAGATAGTGTTGGGGGTATAGCTTATCTAGCTAAGTTAAGCAACAAACTGGCATCAACAGCAAATATAGAAACTTACGCTAATTATTTAAAGCAGTATGGAATAGCTAGAGAATCTATAAAACTAGCCGCTAGTTATTCGGAAAGGTTATATGATAAGCAAGCCGACCATATAAAAATAGCTATTGAGTTAAGCAGAAAACTAAGCGATTACGCTACCCTTAATCACAAAAACTTAAAGCATATTAGCGAAAGCTATGCTGAGTTCGTAGAAGATAGCGACAAGCCTTTAAAACGAGTTTTAACAAACATTAACAAGATAGACCAAACACTAATTTTAGCAAATAGTACTTTGAACATATGGGCGGCTAGACCCGCGATGGGTAAATCTGATGCTTTGATATGTGTTGCTAAAAACGTAGCTCAATCAGGAAAAAACGTTTTAATTTGTTCTTTGGAAATGTCTGAACGTGAGCTAGTCAAACGTAATGCAAGTAATGAACTGGGCATAGACAACGCAGATTATAAAACATATTCCGCAGATTTAAAAAAATCATTGCAAAATAACATTGAAGCTCTAAGCCATCTAAACATAATGGTAGACGATAGGGGAGGTCAAAAACCGATGGATGTAATCGCATCCATAGAACAAATGATTAGTCTAGAAATGCGACCCGATGTTGTTTTTATAGATTACTTGCAGATTATGGAATCCGATATTAAAATTAACAACCGAGAGCAAGAAATAAGCCATATTAGCAGAAGTTTAAAGAAGATAGCTAAAGAGTATGACTTGCCAATTATTGCACTTGCTCAGTTAAGTCGAAAATGCGAAGATAGAGCCGATAAACGCCCTATGTTAAGTGATTTACGCGAATCAGGAGCAATTGAACAAGATGCAGATAGTGTGATGTTTTTTTATAGGGAGTACTATTATCAGGAAGACCAAAACGATAAAACAACATTTAACGAAATGGAATGGATTGTAAGAAAAAACAGACATGGTGGTCTAGGCACTTGTCATGTTTATTATGAACCGCAGTACTCAAGAATAACAGACCCGAATCAAATAGTAATTAACGATAATACAGATATAAAACCAAACATATAAAAAAATGTACGAATATAAACAAATAAAAGAAGAGGCTTTGCCAACAGAAAAAGAGATTTACTACAAGGTAGCACAAAAAAACCTTAGATTAACGCGAGAGAATAAGCAATTAATTTTAAAGAATGAAAGTCTTCAAGAAGAGCTATCTAGACTTAAATCAATAGCTCATGATTTTGCACCCAAATTTTATAAAAACAAATCTGCTCATTTTATTCAGAAAGTGATTTGCTTATATTATAACGTAAGTATGAACGAAATCTGTTCCAAAAGCCGAAAGAGAGAAATAGTTATTCCGCGCCAAGTCTTATGTTATATGATAAAACATCACGCGGAAAAAACTACCCTAAAAAATATTGGAAAAATAATTCAACGCGACCATTCCACTGTAATTCATGCGTGTCAAACAGTTAAAGATTTGATGTTTGTTGATAAAATATTTACAAAAGAAATAGAAGAGATTAGCGAATATATTTGTAGAAATAATAGCGTAATGAAATGAAAAGATTTTACTACATCGACAAGAACGAAAAAGAGCAGATAGATTTGATTGAATTGTTCGATTATGCTTTAGACTATAAAGTTAAATACGATGATATAGTTATAGCTTTGGCAAAGCTGCAAAAACACATAGACATTAAAGAAAAAAATGTCACTAATTAAAACTTGTTCAAATATCAAATGCAAAAAAAAATTTGAAGCTATTCGCAAATTTCCAAACACTAATATTTATAAACCTTGCTGTTCCATTGATTGTGAAATTGCTTTATTAAAACAAAAGCAAGATAAAAAAAAGCGTTCTGATAAAACAAAAATAGAAAACAATAAAAAACTATACCCGTCAATAGCTAAACAATCCAAAACGAGTTACACTGGAAGGCTTAATTACGCAAGAAAGATATTTCAGGCATGGATAAGAGATAGAGATAAAAACGAGCCTTGTATAAGCTGCGGAACATATAACGCAAAGTATTATGATGGCGGTCATTATTTCAAAGCGGAAATTTTTCCTAATTTAATTTTTTGTTTAGAAAACGTGAATAAGCAATGTCGCAAGTGCAATAGATATTTGAACGGCAATGAGTCAGAATACACTATAGGATTAATAAAAAAAATAGGAATTGAAAGGTTTGAAAAACTGCAAAACGATGCATCAAAAGCAGCTTTTAAGTATAGTGACGAAGAGTTAAAAAATATTAGAGATAGATATAAATTGCCTAAAAATTTGGATTAACGAAATAAATAACTATATTTGCATCACAATGACATTAAAAATACAACAAAAAAAAGATTTAGTTCACTATGTGTCCTCACAGAACGCATGTCAACCTAACGCTACTTATGCAGAGCTAACGAGAAATCTTTGGCATTATATGCTAGGGGCTAAGATTGCACAACCTTTTTATCTAGAAAAACCCGAAGATTATAATATAGATAATCAGTTAACGCAAATAGTTATAGATGGGGAGCTTGTTAATATGTATTATGAAGCAGAAAAAACTATTTTATTTAACTTTGCTATGGGTGCATTTGATGCATCTTCAGATATTCAAATAATGGATTTAATCCATCAATATTTAGATGTTGAACCTGAGGTTCATTTGGAAGAATGGTAGTGTAAAAAAAAAATTCCTAAGCCCAGTTATTCTAGTAGTGACTGGGATAAGGCAATATAAGGGAGTTGTTACCCTTGTTTATTTCATATGTTTTTGTCCCCACATCATTTATTTGGTGTGGGGTTTATTAACAGATTTAAACATATAACTTAAAAAAAATTACAAAATGAACAGAATGTTAGCTATATTTGTAAGTATTTTACTTTGCTTTGGTGTAGTAATGTATTTGAAACACTGCAAGAATAAACCGAAGCCACTTCAAACAGAGTTAAGAAGCGTAGAATCTTCTAACAAAATTATTGATAGCTTTCAAAAGGTTTGGAAATACAAAATAGATTCTATACAAAAAGCAAATAATAAAAAACTAAGCCATTTAAAGACCCTTACACGAACTCAAATAGAATTTAGGTATAAAGTGATACCTAAAGTTGTTTTAATTCATGACACGCTTGTTTTAAGCCCTTTAGACACTTGTAAGCAAAGTTTACTATATTACACTACTAAACTGCAAGGCTCGGAAACACTTTTAGACAATTATAAAGATATAAGTAATACTAAAACAAAAATTATAGATACCTTGCAAATAGATTTAGTCAAATTAGCAAAAAAAAACGACAAGATTTCTAATAATTTGATAAAAGCAAAAAAGAAAACAAAAAAATGGAAGTTAGTTTCTCTTATATTGGGAGCTGCACATTTGCTAAGATAATTATGAGCAATAGTCACAACTGGAAGGGTAACGAATGCATTGTGTGCGGGATAAAAAAAACAGAAGATGGTCTTTCTACAAAATACACTCGAAGCGGAATGATTTATTCAAAGGATAAAATTCCCGAATGTTTGTCATTTAAAAAGAAACCAATGCCAAATTTAAGCACCCTGAATAAATATAAATGAAAGATAGCGCAGAAAAAAGAAAGGGACAACCCGTATACAGCGGAGTGCTGAAATACTTTCCCAACGCTATGAAAGAGATTGCAGCTTGCTCTAAAGTAGGGAATGACCAACATCACCCCGAAAAGCCTTTACACTGGGATAAAAACAAAAGCACAGACAACGAAGATGCGCTAGTCAGGCATTTAATAGACCATTCTGTAAGTGCAATGGATGATGATGGTGTTTTGCACTTAACTAAAGTAGCTTGGCGGGCTTTAGCCGCATTAGAGAGGTATTTAGAAAAATAATTCAAACTTTTTTATAATATTGCTTGTATATATACTTTTTATATGTATCTTTGTACCAACAAACAAAGAAAAAAACAAAAAAATGAAACTAGTAAAACAATCTGCGGGAGAGTACAAAGGTCAAACATTAATAGATGGTCTTAATATAGAGTTGTCAGTATCGTCTTTAGATAGACAAGGCTTTTCCTTTGAATATAGAGTTAATGGTAATCTTGTTTATGCAGACGGATTTTATGGTTTAAGATTAATGGATATTAAGAATGGCATTAATAATAACATTGAGAGTATTATTGAGGAACATAAAGAAAAATAATTCAAACTTTTTTATAATATTACTTGGATATATCAAAAGTATATGTATCTTTGTACCAACAAACAAAGAAAAACACATGAAAAACACAACAAACATCATCAACAACACAAAAAACGAAGTTTTAAAAACTATTATGTCAGCAATGAAAACAGACATTGCTAAAATGATTGATTCAGCAATTTCTTATGAAGAGAAAGTAACTGGCAAAAATGTAACAGCGTTTGAAATTGAATCCATAGAGCTTAATTTAATATACGATTTAGTGAAAGCTGTAGAGAAGTATACAGAAGATACCGATAAAGTTTTAAACTTTTCTTCGGGTATTAGTATAAAAGGTAATTTAGAAATAATGGCAGAAATAGAAAGAGGTGGTAAGTCTTATAGCTACGTTACAGAGGTTATAGTAGCGGATGGAATGATTAACCGCAGACACTTAAGATATATTACGAAAACAACTTTACCAAAGTCAACTAACATCGTGACGACTAATTTAATAAAGGATGCAATCAAATTGAACAAGAAGGCTTTATCATTTAATAAATTTATATCTATACAAGAAAGTCAAAAAGCTCAAGCAATTAAAGAATTAAAAGAACTAAAAAAAGATACCGAAGAAGAGGTAATTGAAGCAATTAACAATATTGCTGAACCGATGTTAGTTAATAACTGGAATGAGCTTGAATCTTCTCAAAAAGATTTCCATAAAACCGAAGCTGAGTACACAAATTGGTTAGAGCAAGTAAATAAAAATACAATAAAAAACTACCAGAGTGATGTTTACTGTTTGCAAAAAAGAATTAAGAATTGCAATAAAAATATTGCTAAAGAAAAAGCTAAACTTGAAAAGCTAGGATATTAAACACCTAGCTTTATTTCTAGCCTTCTTAGATTAGTTTAAGAGGGCTTTTTGGGTGTATGGATATAAAAAAATATGTAACTCAGGAGCAGTACGAAGAATTGCGTAAAGAGTACGAAATAATGGTTAAGGACAAAGAAAGTATTTCCTTTTGGGATTTTTGCACTAAAACGTTTTTGTTTGTTTAAAAAAATGCTTAATTAATTTTGTAGTAAATTTGTATTTATGGCAGCACCAAAGGGAAACCAGTTCGCAATAGGTAACAGCGGTAGAGATAAGAAGTGGGATAGTGTAGATACTTTGCAAAAAGACATTAACGACTATTTTGAATCATGCGATAAAAATTTAGTATTTGCGGGGCATAAATCAGACGGTACAGAGATATTTAAGGCTAAACCATTGCCCTATACAGTAGAGGGGCTTTGTGAGTCCTTAGAATGCGATAGAGATACACTTTTAAACTATCAAAAGACCGAAGGCTATGAAGAGTTTTTCGGCACAATTAAAAGAGCAAAGAATAAAATTCAGCGGCAAAAGGTCGAAAATGGATTGATGGGGGATAGTAATGCGACTATAACTATATTCGATTTAAAAAACAATCATGGCTATAAGGATAAGACAGAAGTCGAAACTACTGAAATTGTCAAACCCGAAAAAATTGAATTTGAGGGGGAAAACTAAAAAATTAAGAACCTAGCAAAATTAGGGGTTTAGTCTACTTGCTCCACGCGGTGAAGACCAAGTATCAAAAGTGAAAATTAGTTCAAAATACAAGCCTTTATTTAAACTACTGGGTGATTATTATCCTGAGGTTGATACTGTAATTATGACGGGGGGAAGGTATTCGGGTAAATCCTTTGCGGTTAGTGTATTTGCAAATGAGGGCGCGGTGCAGTATGGTTGGGATATAATGTACACTAGATTCACCAATGAAAGCATAGAAGATTCTATAAAAAAGGAGTTTTTAGAAAAACTAGAAATTTTAGGAACAAGTCAACTATACAACATCAAGAATGACAGAGCTAGGTTGAGAGATGATAACGGGGGTGTAGTTTTCAAGGGTATGAAGACGGGAGCAAAGAACCAAAAGGCAAACCTTAAATCCCTTAAAGGCTTTAATTGTTTAATTGTAGACGAAGCCGAAGAGATACCTGACGAAACAACATTCGAAAAAGTATATTTGTCAATTCGAAGCCCCGAAAAAAGAAACGTTAGTATATTACTTTTGAATCCTGATGTTAAAACTCATTGGATATACCAAACAATGTTTGAATCTAAAGGCGTTTTAGATGGTTTTAACGGCGTTAAAGATAATGTAATGTATATTCACACCAGTTACTTAGATTTAGCCGCTGAGAGCATCCCTGAGAACATTCTAAAATATTACGAAAGAATGAAAGACACAGACCCCGACAAATATGAAAATATAATTATGGGGGGATGGATAGATAGTTTACAAGGTAGCGTGTTCCCTAAACAATCTTTAAATAGGTTTGCACTTGCTGACATAGATAGGTCGTTAAAACGCGCTGCGGTGGCTTATACAGATGTCGCAACTGGTGGCGGTGATTATTACTGCACTGCTTACGCTGAGTTAATAGGAAATAAATTTTATGTCACTGATGTTATAATGAACAAAGCGGGCAGTAATGAAACAATCCCTCAAACTATAGCAATGCTTACAACGTTAAAACCCGACTTTTATCAGATAGAAACCAACTCTGCGGGACAAGTCTTTTATGACCAAATACACCCAAAGCTAACATCTACAGCTACTATCCCCTTGCATAACTCTACGGGCAAAGAAACAAGAATAATTAATCAAGCCTATTTTATTAAAAGACACTTTGTCTTTAGAAACGATTACGCTGCGGGTAGCGAATACGATGTATTTATGAAACAGATATGTTCTTTTAATTTGGACAAGAAAATGAATGTAAATGATGATGCCCCTGATGTAGCTAGTGGTTTATGTGCTTTTGCCCTTACTTATTACGAAAGATTTCTAGAGTCTTAAAAAAACTTTCATTTTTATTTTATTGATTGTCAACGATTTACAAAGTATTTTAAAAAAACTTTTATAAAACACTTGTATATATGAAAAGTATATATACCTTTGTACCAACAAATAAGAAAAAAACAAAAAAAAAAGATTATGAAATTTACTAAAACATTTGACATAGAGAATTGTGCTAACATTTACACTTCAGAGTGTGGAGTATATGAATTGTATAGAGAAAGAACTTACAAGAACAATGGGACTAGCAAATGTGATGGGGATTGGATAGTGCAAAAGAATGGTAAAATCCTAACTTCTTTCCCTACACTAAAGAAGGCTAAGATTGTGGTATTGATGGACACATATCATAATTAAATACAAAAACAAACCAAAGCCCCAGTTAGATTTAGTTCTGACGGGGAATTTTGGGTACATGAAAGAAAAAATTATTAGAATACCCGAAAATCAACTAATGCAAGTTGTCGAATCCATTGCTAAAACTTATTATGGCGGTCATTTCACTATTTTTAGCTTCACTACGGAAGTTAAATTCGCTTTTGGCACTATCAATAGCAGAGATGAAATTAGTGAGCTAGATGGCTACTATGACATTAATCACGCTATAGCAAACGCTATTCAAGATGCCATCGTCAAAAAAAATATTTAGAGTTTTTTAATAAATAGCTTGCATATATAAAAAGTATATGTATCTTTGAACCATGAATAAGAAAGAAATAGAAATTATTAGCAAATTAAAAGATTTTGACCTTGTAACCTTTGAAGGTAGCTGCGTAAGTTGGAGTAAAGCCTTATGGAAAGTTAGTAGAGCTACTGAAAAAGCTATATTAATTGATGGCGAATGGTTGCCTAAATCACAAATAGTAGGTTTATCAATGGTCGAAAAAAAGAAATGGCATGGTGACAATATTAATTTTACTATTGTCAGAGTACCCGAATTGATAATCAATAAATGGTTTGACCAGATGAACGATAACAAAAGAGGTCGTAGTAATTACGCATATTAAACCAAACACACCAAACCGAAAGCCCTACCTTGATTAAATTTAAGGGGGGCGTTTGGGGTGAAAATATATAACATTATGGAAAAACTAATTAATAGAACCAGACAATTTTTTATCGCATTTGGAATTTTATTTGTATTTACAAATACAGCTAGATTAATTGCAGCTATGGCAGAAGATGTAACCAATGACATTTTTACCTTATTTACATTTGGTCTAACGACCTTATTTATTCTCTCATTGTGTGCTACTATTGTTTACCTTGTATTGCCAAAGAAAAAGAAATAATATGAGCAGCACTATAACAGTAACCAGTAACAAAAGCAAAAGAACGTTTACTATTCGTTGTCAATTTGTTGGGCATACTTAC